CCGGGGCTTGCGCTGGCACTGGGCTTTTCCAGCAAGCAGAGTCTGTATAACTACAAGGCCAGGAAAGAATTTATGGACTCGATTTCGCGCGCGCAGACGCGCGTGGAACAATATACGGCCGAAAGACTGTTCGACCGGGATTCTCAGCGGGGCGCGCAGTTCGCGCTGGAGTATGCGTTCCGGTATCGCAGAGACGCCGGGGACGAAAAGCAGGAGACCGGCGGAACGCGGATCCTGCTGGAAAATGACGCGGAGGAGTCCAGCGAATGAAGACGTTGGATCTTGGAACTGCGCAGCCGAAGCAGGTGCTTTTCCTGAAAGACAAGCACAGGCATATCGCCTACGGCGGCGCCCGCGGCGGTGGGAAGAGCTGGGCTGTGC